ACATCAACATACGAATCAACTGTAAAGAAGTCTCCTGTGCCATGTTCTAGAAAATCAAATACAATAAGAAGTTTTCCAAGAGGAGAAGATACGCCAGGTTTTCTAACAATACGAGAAATGTCATAATAGTTATCTCGTTGTCCTGTATCAAGTTCAAATCTATCTGTAATATTAGCACTTCCAGGCGTAACTAGACTTATATTTGCAGAAGCTAAACTAGAAGACCCTGTAATTACATCCGAAGCAGAAAATTGCAAATTTGTTCCTCGTTTATAAACAAAAGAGATAGGAGAAGAGGTAGAAATAATTCTTCCTGAAGCACCACTATTTGAACCAGTAATATCTTCACCTTTAATAAAACTTCCAGAAATCGGTCCTAAAGTTAACAAAGAAGTAGTTGCATCTGTATCAGTAGATTCTGAATCCAGAACAGCAACAAGTTTAAAGGCATCTGCACGACCAAGAGAAATAGTTTTATCGGTTGGTCTTGTACCATATGCATCGGTAACTCCAGGCGAAACTTTAACCTGTTTCATTAATTTTGGAGATTTTGTTTTTGGGGATGCACTAGACTTCAGTAAAGTAGCCATAACCTTAATTTTTGCGCCATTACCAAATACATCATTATTTGTAATTGTAATAGAAGAAGTACCACCACCAGAAAATCCATTAGATGCACTTATAACATCACCCTGTTGACCTGTACCGCCGGCACCAGAAGAAAGAATAGTAATCATATAATCTGGTTCAGTGTGGCTAAGAAACACTTCATTCGTACCGGCACTAAGCGTTATAACACCAACACTACTTGAAGTAGTAACGAACTGTCTTCTTAAATAATATGAAGTATCACTTATTCCCTGATTATTTGCAATAAGATGTGTTTTGATATTTTCTTTATTCATCTTATATAAACCAATATTTTTTTCTGGGAATTTTAGTTTAGCTAAAGGAAGTGAAGAACCCGTACCACCCGTAGCTCCTCGTTCTATCCCCATAGGTATTTTATCTAATTCTGAAATGATATGATCTTCAACATCAGCTCCAGCAGCATCAGTAGAATCTAACAGAATATAAGATTCTGTTGTTGGTAGAGTATCAAGTATAATATCTGCACTAAAATTTTGACCACCATCAACATCAGACATAAATACTTGACGACATTCTGATACATTTTTTACTATTGTTCGATTAATTGTGATATCTACATTACCAGAAGTTTCTACTATCTGATCTGATTCAGCTGAATCAGAAGCTGTAATTTTTTCACCATCAACAAATTTACCAGATACGTTTGTAAGGATAACTACATCTGACCCCGTACCATCTGCAAATACCCAACCTGTAGCATTAGAAGATACACCTTTAACTTGAACACCACCAGAACTGTGCGTAGCCTCTAAAGTAGGAGAAGGTGTTCCACTTAAAGTTATTATGGTGAAGGGTCTAAAATCAAAAAGAAATAATTTATAAGAAGATGTAGTTGCACCAGGCGTACCAGAAAAATATTCGATTGTTCGAGCCCTGGCAACACCAATCCTAGTACCAGAAGAAGTTCCCCGTGTTACAGTCTCAGTATCAAATAGAGAAATCTGTTTATAGGGTGTGGTCTCTCCACTAATAAAAGAAACATCAGGACTACCATACACATTTGTAATATTAAGAAAATTACCAATATCATAAGTAGTAACTGATGTATTTACCGAATTAAAATCTCTGGCTTTAGGTATATCAATTACATTTGATACTATTTTTTCAACTTCATGACCAGAAATATATGCTTTGCCAGGAGACACTTTTAGAGCTAAAATATCAGTAGAAGCTGTACCCCCACTACGTGTAGTTTCTCCTTTTTTGTATACCCCCTCATTTTCATTAAGAGTAACAGATTCTTTAACTTGAAATGTAAAGGGGCGTATAGTATAATTGCCAGATTCTTCATAAGTTCTTGCTGCTATTTTTTCAAGAATACCACCAAGTTTAACTTTGTTGACGTTCTGTACCCTACCTGAAATGACTGTTGCCAATTCTATAAAATTATCATCATCTACTGATCCTAAAGGTAAAACTTTTAATGTGACTGATGTTTTTAGTCGGTGAGAACCTTTTGCAGCATAGTTTGAAGTTCCAGAAGCATTATCTAAAAGAGTTGAATCTATTTCTGGAGTAACAATAGTTTCCGTAAGTGTAAAGCCAACTCTACCACTTCCAAAGGGAGTGGTTGATGAGACTAAAGCAATTGATTTGGGTGTTTCTACAAAATGACCTCGTATCCAATAAACTCCCGCTTCTATTTGAGCAACAGTGGCTTTTTTGTCAGGAGAATTTAAGCCGGCTTTCATCGATGGAATACCAACCGAAAACACAGTTGTACCATGTGTTACAGGTACATCAGCAGAAATTGATTCTCCAGCTTGAAAAACAGCAGTAACATTATCAGTACCCACTTTTATATACTTGATATAAATCATAGAAATATTTTCTTCTAAAAATTTTTCACCATGAAGAACTAATGCTTGAACTCCTGATGTCAAACCAGTTAAGGTACAGGATTCAGCTGGGTAATTTGTTACATCAACATCTTCATTACCAAAAGTACTTTGGATCTCTATTCCTGCAAATGGTGATATTATATGGAGTGCGCCAGGTATAACCATAGTACCTTCTGCTAAATTAAAATTACCCAAGGTCTCAATTTGATTTGTGAGCATACTCTGCATTTGTGTGAGTTCACGTGCCTGAACAGCATATGCTGGACGAGATAAAATTTGTTGAAAATTTTTGGTTTTATCAAAATCATCATAATACGGGGTAACATTTAAATCTGTTTTATTAGGCATATTTTAAAACTCCACGATTAATTTAATATCTTCTGTTTGATCTGACGCACGACTGATCGGTTTTCTATTTTCAATGTATATAATATTACCACTATCTGGCTGTAGTTCTGGATTTGCATAACCATCTGTAAAAGTGATTGTTTAAGCACCAGCAAGAGTTATAGCAGAATCAGATGAAGCATTTGGAGTTCCTAAAGCACCACTAGTTGCACCAGTTATTACATTAGCTCCACTAAATGCTACATACCCCCCCGTAGTACCATTCGTACCATAATCGCCAAATCTTTCTTGTGAATAATATAAAATATTTAAACTAGAATCCCAATCAACAACTTTACCTATCGCACCAGTAGATGCTTGAGATATTTTTTCATCTGCATCAAATGTACCACTTACAGTAGTAAGGTTAATAGCATATGTTTGTCTTATAGTAGAATTAGTTGCGACAGTTGTCGTATTATAATTTGTAGGATCAACAACTACACCTACTCTACGGAAATCATTGACAACAGTAAAATCATCACCCTCTGCTTGAGTTAGTGTGGTGTTCATCATAATATAATGACCACCTAGTTCTGATACGGCATCATAACCATGTCCATTTTTAGGGCTAATAATAATTTGAATTGCTCCCCCTGAACCCCCCATAGAAGAAGCAGTTGTAAGAGCGTCATCTGAGAATGTATATCCAGAAGAAAGATTTACAGACCCGTAAGTATAACCAGCACCCCCATTATGTATTGTTGTATCAGACCCAGCAGTAAGACCAAAATCAACGATTGAATTATTTGTAACAGTAATTCTTATAATTGCTCCAGAAGATGTTCCTTGGTTAGTTCCATCTCCATAGACAGCTGAATAATATGTGCCGTTAGTATAACCAGAACCAGAAGTAATTTCTACAGAAATAATTTTTCCATCGATTGCAGCTGCACTTACTACAGCGTCAGTACTAACAGGCATAAAGTCCGTTGTTAAATATTTGTCTATTTCTGAACTAGATATTGTGTATATATATTGTAGAACATATCCACCAGATTCAAACGGGAAATTTGCTTCTGATGTAGGAACAGTACCACTAAATGGTAACCCTCCGTTATTATCAATAACTTTATATACACGATAATCAGTTGTTAAAAAATAGAAAGAAGAATCATAAATGTTTGTAGATCCAGATGTCGTTGGTTTTGATGTGTTTATATTATGATGATATGAATCGTAAATAGTGTTGTTTACCCAATTTCTACGAGGTATTGCATAAGTTATAAATGATGAAGATATTTTCTTTGCGGCAATCATATCATCCCAAACATAAAACTCTTCGCCTGGTCCATCAGAAGGTGTAGGTGGCGCACCGTCAGAGCCTCCAGATGTACCAGAAGTGAAAGATGTGGACTTACCTATAAACAAGTAATAAGTATTTCCAGATGCTTCACTAAACGATTCATAAAACTGATCAGCATTATGTTGTCTAAATTTTTCTGTTATAATTGCAGTCATGTTTTCTTCCTTGTTTTATTTATGCGCCAGCACCATATAAAGTCTTTAATGTTGTGCCTCCAGAGTTTTTTATTAATAGTGTAGAAAGGGTTTTTAGTTGTGCCGAACCAATAGCGTCATCTGCCATATTTGCTTCTGCAACTGTATCAGCGGCAATTATAGTTCCTGTTACTGAGTTCGTGTCACCAGAAGTTATTACAGTACCTGTTGCATCAGGAAAAGTGATAGTACGATCAGCAGTTGGATCGGTAACAGTAAGAGTTGTCTCACTACCATCTGCCGTTGCACCCTCAAATACTATAGATGCACCATTTACCGTAACAGAAGTTGCAGTTAAAGCTCCGACTGTAGTTGTACCAGCACCTAATGTACCAGTAGTCACTAGGTTTTCATTAACGAAAGTGATATTACCAGAACTATCTGTAATAGAACCAGCTGCAATGACAAGTGTTCCTGCATTAAGAGTTGTTCCATTTACTGTAGTTGTATTTAATGTAGAATTTGCAAGTGTGGTAATAGTAGCTGTAGTTTGAGTACCACCAACATTACCAGTTATAGTCGGAGCTGTAAGAGTTACGACAGAAGAGGTAGCACTTATTCCACTACTTAAAGAAGTACCGCTACCTAAAGCTGTGTAAATTTCAACAAAATTATCATTAACTTTGTCTGCACCAATACGTAAGGAATCGCCAGTACCGTCATCTTCTGCTGAACCAATTCCGATTGCCTGATATGCCATTAAGTAACCCTTCCGTATTCGTTATGTATATTTATAACGGATTTATTATACACCTTCAAGAACATCATAAGTTTGTATAGTAGAATCAAAAGTAGTTCTTAAAGTATTATCAAATGATTCTGCTTCACTTCCCCGTGGTAAAAACGCTATAGCACTACCCAATAAACTAAAATAAGTACCAGATTCAAACTGAATACTACTATTTTCATTTGTAGATGATCCATCCGTACCATTAAGTATCATTAATCCGCCCGAAGCTTGGTCTAATATTTCTGCACTTATAAGTAAAAAATCACCATTATCTATAACTTGAGCATCTTCATGTAGAATTTGACCTCCAGCATTGTCTAAAGTACTATCGGTTCCTTCTAGAATAAGAACACTGTTTTCGTCAGCTGAAGAACCATTTGTTCCATCAATAGCAATAGCACCAACAGTTGCTGTACCGTCTAAAATAAGAATATCACCAGTGTCTCCTTCTTGAGATTGAGCAACATAGGGTGACTCATCCTGTAAAGAAACTTTACCAGTTACTCTTGTAGATATTACTGTTGGTTGGGTATATGTTGGGAATACACTATTATTTCCAAAGTTGGCTGATGGGATTTCGCCATCATTAATACCAGATTCTATCTCAATAACTTGATAATCTAATACAAGCTTTGATCCAAGAGTACTAGTTGATCCTGTCTCTAGAATAATGTCTTGTCCACTAGCATCCTTTGTTTCATTTAAAATAGCACCTGACTCATCTTCTAAACCAATAACTACACCAACATCTGTATTTGTATCGCTGGCATCTAGTGTCATGTAAACGATATCATTATTTTCCAATACAAAATTTCCAGCGTTTTGGGAAATTCTAACATCTGGTGTATCCTCTTGAATAAACTTATCATCAGCATTTAAAGAACTACTGTCAGTACCATCCAAAACAATCATATCACCTTCTGATACTGCACCCCCACCATATTCCCTTAGAATAAATCCACCCTCTATATGATGAGACTCCATAAGTATACCAATATCATTATCATCAGTATAAGTCTTATACCTGTCATTTATCTCTTCTAATATTAAAACATCTCCAGCAGAACTTTGCATAGCATCAATACCATCTAGAATAATATTACTACCATCATTTAATGCACCTATGCTATTATCAGATTCTGTACCATCAAGAACAAATTTTCCGTATTCGGAGTGTTTGTTGAATGCACCCTCCATAACCATAATATCTGGACGTAAAAACTCATTAATAGGAAACGAGACAATTTCATCTTCTGAAATTATAATACCGCCTGTTGACTTTTCTAGATAAATGTAATCTCCAGTATTAGTTGAACTCCCATCAGTTCCGTTTAGGAGTAAAGAATAGTTAGTGGTTCTAGCATAATCATCAAATGTAATAGAAGTGCCAAGCATAGTAGCAATGCTAGTCTCCATTTGAACAGGATCTCCAATATATTTTATATCATTAACATCGCCTTTTTCACCAACATCAACTCCATCAAGTATTAAATTATCTGTGTTAATAGTAGGTCCACGTTTGCGTAAACCATCTTCTAACTGGATATTAGTTATACTAGAATCTTTTCTACCAACAACTCCTCCCATAAGAGGCAAACCATAAGATGTTAAAACTTTAGGTTTCGGAGCTATAAGTTTTAATTTTAAGTGTCTTAGGAACAATCTGTCACGATCATTATCGCCAACCCCAGCAGCGGCTTCAGACACAAGTTTGCTGTTAGTGTCAGCACCAAGAATGTCTGTCCCATTCAAAATAATATTATCACCGTTTGTATTTTCTGAAATTATTTTTTGACCACCATTTGTAACTTTGCCGTCATCAATAAGATAATCTGTAATAATAGAACCAGCTTCATTTCCATCTTCATGTATAATTCTATAGTATTCCCCCGATCCATCAGTACCGTTTAGAACCAGAGAGTTGTTGTCATTATCTACAAGATTATAAACTCCTAGTGCAGAGCCACTCAATACACAATAAGAACCTTCATCATTAAGCACACCATCTGAAACACTACTGCCGTTTAGAATTATATAAGCTGCTTCACCTGTAACATCGACATTATTTAAACCATCAGCATTTGTACCTTCTAAAATTATTTGATCACCGGCATCTACCTGAGAACCATCATCAGAACCAGTGATGATAATATTATCCCCAACATCTTCTGAATCTTCAGATGCAATCGCATCAAAGCCGGGACTTTCGGATGCTGTACCATAATTTGTTCCATCAAGAGAAATATTAAATTGAGCTGCAGCTCCAGATTCTAACATCAATTTTTGGAATAAATTGCCCTCTTGATAAACCTTTGGAAGATTAAGTCTAACAGGAATTCTTAAATTAAATATAGTCTCTAGTACTGAAGACAATACTGAAGAAAATGTTGTTGCTGGTACATCAATCCGTCCTCCACCAGATGAGGTTGGCATAACAGCAGATATTAAAGAAGCAATCGTAACTTTACCAAATACAGCAAAACCACTAGGATGTACTGCACGTTTTAATTCATTAATATATTTTGAAGCAGATTGTCCAATCTTTACCTCATACGAGAAATCTTGATAGTAGTAAGAATCTTGAATTCTAACAACATCTTCTGAAATTAAACTATCTGTATTTTTATAATCACCAACTTTAGTTGTTAGAAAACCAATCTTGGATTTAAGTACAGCACTATTTGAAGAAATAACTTTTGCACTAGAACCATTTATAGTTTGAAGTGTCTGACCTGTAAGGGAAATTGCTTTAATTTCATTTAACAAGTTACCACCAATATCAGAATCATCTTCATTAGTACGATCTAATATTATATTACCAGTTAAGAAAGATTCTGGTTCATATACTAGATTTCCTCCCACATCAGAATCTTGAAGACCAGCGGAAATTCCACTTTCTGCCATAAGAAGATTACCAGAACGATCCTCAATAGAAAGTCCATCAGACTTTATTGCATCACCGGCATCAGCCCCATTTGCATCAGTCTGATTAAAAACCAATCTTATGTTTTCTTCATTAGAAGTGATTATGTGGCTGTTAAGAATTAATCTATCTCCAGCTCCAATTGGGGCTATGGGTGAGCTAAATGTGTGTTCATAAATAAAACCCTCACCATTTTCTGCTACTAATCTTGAACTAGAATCTCCACCGTGATTTATTGTTTTATTTTCAAATGTATCATAAAAACCATTAGCATCTGAACCGATTGTTATACCATCAATACTCTCTAATAAAAGAAATTCTTTTACATTTTCTGTTCTATCTGAAGCACCATCTTCTAACAGCACACCTTCAGTTTCATCTAATGATCTAGTGTTATCTATTGGGACATTTATATAATAAGCTTTATCGCCTTCTGTTTTAATTTTAAAACCATTATCTAAACCTATAGCGTTTTGAGCAACTCCGGCAAGCTTAGATTCCAGCAAGGATTGTTTACCATGAATTGATATCCAATTTCCTGTAGTACCATTCAACAATAAGGAGCCATTCTCATTCTCTAGAGCTATATCATCCCCTTCACTAGAAGGAAACCAAACTACCTGACTATTTGTTACTGTATTCCTTAGATTCTCATCATCAATTCTATCTTCATCTAACCATCCACCGTCAGTGAAATTTTGAACTTTAGTTCCATCCAATACAAATTTATCTTTACTTTGGTTTGTGTTTGACACTGTTGAGTGTGGTTCATATAAAATACCAGCCCCCTCATCATCGGGTTGCTGTATAATTTTATCTCCATCTGTTTCTTCTAGAAGTTCATCCCCAGCATCAGTCCCAGAACCATCTGTACCATCTAGAAGTATAGAACCACCAATAGCAGTACCCTCAAGTTGAAGTATCATACCATCAAAATGATATGTGTTCATTTCCAGAACATGGAGATGACGAGGTACGTTTTCGGGAATAGTAAAATCATGGACTATGAAAAGACGGGCATGATCATGAAGAAAATTAACTATATCACTATCTTCACCAGTAATATGTTGATCCTCAAGTTGCATTTTTACATTGTCTAAAGAATAATCAGATTCCTGTTCTAAAGTTATTTGCTCAGTTATAATATCTTCAGCATCCAACACTAACTGGTCCAATATACCTAAACTTGGAACAATTTCTAAACCAATAGCGTCCTCAATCCCACCGAAGCCTCTATCAATAAGGTTAATTAAAGAATTACTCTCAAGAACATTATCTCCTAGAATTCTACTAAAAGATACTTCTGTATTTTCTTCTTGTTCTATATTTTGGGAAATAATAGAATCTACTTGTTCCATTTTAACATAAACATCTTCTACTAGTGTTGTAGATAAAACATGTGTATCGTCATTGTATGCAGTTACCGTACCCTCATGAGAGGATAAGATATTCGTTGAATCAAATTCTCCTAATACATCCTTTAAAATAAGATTAATGGGAACTGTAGCTTCTGGTGCCGTTCTATAAAGAAAACCAGAATCTAAAATTTCTGTGTCTAAAATAGAACCAATATCATTTGTAGTAGAAATAAGAACAATGCCTGTACCATACTGGCTTGTTACTGTTATAGGTGGTAATGTAGAATATCCTGAACCAGAACTTACTAACTCAATTCCTGCTACTTCTCCTTCTATAGAATTTGTAGCTAGTTCCTCTATTATCTTAGAACCACCAATACGATCTGAAACTCTTATACTCTGATTAATATTACCATCAACTAACCTCGAATTGGCATCAGTAGAAGAACTATCTGTACCATTTAAAACTAAATTGTAACCATCTTCAGTGAGAAAATTAATCTCTGGGTAAGAGAAAGTTGTGTATGTCTCTAATGTAATGTAATCACCTAACCCGTCAGAATCATCTGAATCTTCAGACAACAATGCACCACCAATAACAGAAACAAAACCAACAGCTGGTACTACACCTCCACTAGCACCAAAAACTAATGCATCACCTTCTCTATAATTACTACCTCCAGCATCTATAAAAACACTAGCAACACCACCTGTAGTGATTGTGTTTATTTTTGCAATTGCCAAACCATTACCAACAGAAGAATCCAAAGTAATAGTATCACCTACATTATAAAGAATGCCAGGATCAACAACATCAATTCCCGTAACAATTTTTTGTATGGTAAATCTATGTTCTACATCAGATGTTACACCATTAGCATAAAGTGTTTCTCCCTCAACAAAGGTTCCAACCAAACTATCAACATCTACTTTGAATTCCGCAACAGAAGAAGAGCCTTGAATCAATGTGAGTGTATCAACAACAAACACAGTTGCACCAGAAGTTCTACCTGTTAATACTTGTCCTATAACTTCCGTACCAGAAGAACCTTTAGAAATTTCGCACCGAATGATAGATGGCTTATCCCAATTACCATCAGAAGTTCTTAGCATATATTTTGTAGGATAGAATATATCAGCTTCTTCTGCGAACATCAAACGTAGAAATAATTTGTGTCCTTCAGATGTACCCTTAGATGCATAAAGGTCTTTAATGTTTTTGATAAGATTGCGTTTAGATAACCCATCTGCAAGTGTGTTGGGAATAACAGACATAAACTGTCTTTGCATTTCATCCAACATTAGAGCTGTGGTATTGTCTGTATTTGCATAGTCCAATAGTTGCTGTATAGTCTGCACAGGATTAGCACGATAGGTATTTACTTTTGCTGTTGCACCAGAAGATGTACCTGTTATTGTTTCTCCAATTTCAAATTTTTGTTGTGAAGATATAAACATTCTGGGAGTATCATTAGAAAGATCATCTACTAATACTGTTGCAGTAGCAAAAGATGTTTCCCCTGTTATTATTTCTCCCTCTATAAATTTACCTGTTGTTCCTACACCCACCTCTAAGACTATCCTTGTTTCGTCTTCACCCCAAATATAATTTACAGATGTAGTTTCTTGAATGACATTATTGATAATACCATCAACAGTCAATTCTGCTGCCTCTAAGAATTGATAATACTGCTTAAGAAATTCAACAAACTGAGGATGATCATTCTGAATAAAATCAGGAACTTGCCCTTCTATCAGAGGTGATATTTTTGTTACGAAACCTGAATCAAAAGGTGCCATTTTTAATAACTCTTGTTACTAGGATAACTGGGTGTGGTAGTATATGTTGAACTTGATCCTACACTTCCTACAGAAATAGAATCTATTTCTCCATTTATAGAAAGGTTAACCATATCCAATTCTAAAATTTGATTGCGAACAGGAACAATATCCTTAGAAGAAGGAATAGCCGTAATTCTAACTTTTGTCGAAGACAAACCATCAACATTAGATATAGTTGAAATTTGTATAGCATTAATTTTTATATAACCTGTAGTATAATCTATAGTACCAGCTGTATTATCTATATAAGTTTTATTTACAAGACCTTGATACCTCCTTAGATTTCCTGCTCCATCATCATCAAAAAAACTCTCCTCCGTTTCTATTCCTACAAAAAAACCAGAGGAACCTATAACACCTCCCGTCTGTTCATTATGTCCTAAGTGTGGATTATAAAATTCATTATTGTAATAAAGATTGTAACCAATACTGTCAGTTGAACCTGAAACAGGAGTAAAGAATTTAGCTAGAGTAACATTTGTTATATTACTTAAAATGGCAGTATTTGTATTATCAATTAATGATGACGCATAGGAGTTCCTAAACATTATATTAAAACTTTTTAAATCACTATTATTAAAATTCGTGAGAGTTTTATTAATATCCGTAATTAAATCATCCTTTTCTTTAGTAGTTCTGCTGGAATCAAATTTAAAATTAACATCTAATATAATAAAGATAACTTCTGGATCAATAATTACTGGTGTAATAGAAGCAACATTAAAGTTTCGTAGTCCAGCAACCAATGTATCTTTCTGAGCGGATGTTAAATTATTACCTGTGGTGGATTTTATAGAGATATAAACTCTACCGTATGAGGCAGTACTAGTAACACCCAAGCTTGGATCATAAGAACCAACATCACCACCAAAAACCATAACTGCTTGTGTTTGGGGGAATAGTTTTTTTGCATATAATTTATAATCTTCTGCTGTAACACATCTTCCTTGAGATGCAAAATCTAGAGGCGCATTAATCTTAATGGATGACAAATTCTCTGGACCAGAACCACCCACAGCTCTATTAACTGTAGACACAGACACACTAGTAATCGTATCAATTGATCCTGCGCTTGCAAAAATAGATGCTCCATTAGCTTCTGATTTATTTGTTACCACATATTTAAGAAAAACAATATTAACATCTGATAAACTTTTACTTACAATACCATCTCCAAAATATACTTCGAATTTTCCAGCTTCTACTTCTTGAATATAATAAACATTACTATTAGAAGTTAATTGAGATATATCTGTTGCTTTTGTGTATGTGGTGCTTGCCGTATCATTTGCAGAGTTTTGTACTTCCACTGTTAATGTTGTCGTATCTGCTGTATCTTCAGGTAAAATAAATCTCTGATCTACACTAGAATAATCAACAATATACCTAGTAGTAATAAATGTCCCTTCATAAATTTTTATATTATTAAAAGGTATGGACGGACCGTTACTAGATCTTGTTATATCCGACATAGTAACAAACTGATAATCTATATTATTGACTTTAGTGGTAAACACAGTTCCTGCTGGCATTAATGCAGAAGTTTTTGACGCATCATTTAAAACTACATTAACTTCAGCATAAGGCGCTCTACAGGAATCTACTTCATACCCTAATGTTTTTGCGTGAGATACAATACTTGATCGTAGAGTTGAAGTGTCCAAGAACATTTCATTTGCAACCATGTTTAAGTTAAAACCAAGATAGTGAGTATTATAAGCTAGAACATCTAATAAAGAACTCATACCCGAACCTTCAAAATCATAATCCTTAAAAGTTGTCTGTGCTTTAAGGAATGTTTTGAGATTTAATTTTATATCATCAAAATCAAATTCTGATACGTCTAGTCTTCTATTTGTTTCATTTGCCATTATCGTATTCTCTCTAACGCTAGTGTTAACTCAACCAGTTCTGTTGGAGCATTAACAACGTAAAATTCTACAGTTACTTCATAAGAATTATTATCTAAATTTGGATTTGCAGATACCCCCACTAATCTAGCTCTAGGTTCAAAATTTTCTATAACATCCTCTACTTGGCGTGCTATAATCACTGCTGTTGTTGGAGTCATCAACTCAAATAACATTCCACGTACCCCAGAATATATTTCTGGGTGAAATGGTTTTTCATATTGATTTGTTAATACAAGGTTACGTATTGATCGTTTGATAGCTTGAACATCATAGATAATATGAACATCATTGTCGGAATTATTAACACCAAAGAATAAATCTAAGTCTGAGTATAATTGAGTACTACGATCAGATTTATTTTGACCTTGAGCATCATTATAAGCATCACTATTTCTTAAACCTTCTGTAATAGCCATACTTTAGAACTCCCTTTATATTATTTATACAGATATTATGAACACAAAATCAAATTATGCTGATCTTGTTTCTGCATTAGCCTGTTTATATTGTTGTTCGATCCTTTTTGCTTTAGCCTCAAACTTTAAAACAAGAGGTTCTAATTTTGTTTTTAGTGCTGCAGCTTTTTTTTCTAACGATTCTCTCGCTACTGCATCACCAAATATAGCTTTTGCAATATCTTGAGTCTTATCAGCAGAAAACACAGAAGCTAATTCTGCTATGGCATCTTTATCGGGTTGCAGGGATGCTTGTGCTACCTCAAGTGCCTTAACAGCACCAGAAGGTAACTCAAAGTTGGGTATTTTAGAAGCCAAAGCAGAAGATGGAGATACTACAGATAATCCAGCTGCAAGAGAAGAAGCCGCTGATGAAATTGCTGATGCAGAATCAGATACAATAGTATCTAAAGAATATCCGCTTGATGCTAAAGCATCACCAAAAGAAGTTCCGATAGACGCAAGTTTACTAGCATAACCATCTGTTCCTGGCACTAAACTAGAAAGAGCAGTCATCTCTGCTTGTAAATTTAGAGAGGGTAGTTCCGGCAATTCAGGTATCATTGCCATTATCTTTGACTTCAAGTCTTCAAGATCAGTTTCCAACTGAGCCTTTAACTCAGAAGCTGTAGACTCCAATTTTGATAAAACATTAGTATCTTTCTCAGCTACCTTTGCTGCAATTTTATTATATAAGTCAGATGCG